ATATTAGTCCTACAGGGCGCACAGGGATTAGGTAAGACCTTATGGTTCAAACGCTTATGCGACTATGACAGGGGTTGGCTATTAGAGGGAGCAACACTGAATCCTAGTGATAAAGACTCGGTAAAGCGAGCTGTATCTCATTGGATAGTCGAGCTAGGAGAGATAGAGAGCACGTTTAAGAAGTCAGACATAGACCAACTCAAGGCGTTCGTCACGGCTAAGACAGATGAGCTTAGATTGCCGTATGACAGAGCATTTACTACTTACCAAAGACGTACGGCTTTCTACGCCAGTGTTAACGCTCGTGAATTTTTGACGGACACGTCTGGTAATCGTAGATTCTGGGTTCTGGCTGTCAAAGACATAGATGTTAATCATGGCGTGGACATGCAACAGCTCTGGGCCGAGGTCAAGGAGACAATGTATATTAAAGGCCAGAAGAATTGGTTTCTATCACCAGATGAGCGCGAGATGCTCAACGAGAGTAATGAAATTTATAGGACGCAGTCGAGTGTTGAAGATCTATTGCTGGAACATGTGGACTTTGAGTCTGAGTTCCCTAAAGCAGTGCAGATGACTAAACTACTACGCGACCTGGGGATCAAAGCACCGAGGATGCCGGACTTCAAAGAAGCGGCTCGTGTCTTACACGATAGAGGCATAGAACCACGAAGATCCAATGGTCGGAAGGTCTATGACCTTACATACACCGCTGTCGATAGCGATAACTACACGGACTTCAGCGCTAAGTTCGGGGACAACTAATGGTTGAGTTTATAGAAGTCATAGCAACAATAGTATTTAGCACTATAGCTGCATCCATAGTAATATTCATGTTGATACTAATTATTATGGATAAGGATTGATATGAGCCAGTGGAGAGGTGGTAAAGGATCGCGACAGCGTCCTATGTCGGTAGACAAGGATGAGTTCAATAGACGCTTTGATGAGATCTTCACAGGCCGCAAGGCAGAGCGCGCGATTAAAAATACAGAGGCCAAAGACAAGGATAATGATGACACTGCAAAGTGATAGTAGCGAAGCTACACACTGGTATGGAGATGTGTCCGGGCTGGGCATGTATGCAAAGATGTGCAGAGATGTGCGCAGATCTGGGATAAAAGGGTGGGGTAGAGTGCATAGTAATGGCTATGGCACCCTGTCGATATTTGGCTTACCTATGGGGTATTCTCTTATAGGTAGTGTTAGGTATATATAATAATAATAATATATATATAGATGGTTATACAGCACAACAATGACACCAGCACAGAGAACACTACAGGAAGTGTTTGGAAGCTGTACACTGCACTTGACACACTGAAGGTAAAATTATGAGCGAATTAAGATCCATAGACATTGGAACAAGCAGCGATAAGTATCACATTAAAGTCGTGGTTCTCAAGGTAAAGAATTACTCTGGAGTCGTGCGCAAATTGAAAGACAAGAATGTAGTGGCAATAGTTAAATTAGACGAGGGCAGTTTTATGGCCTTCATAGAGGAATAATATGGCAGATAGAGGAAGACCCAAGAAGGACAAGTCAGAGCTGGTAGAAACACCAGAACAATTTGAGAAGGACCAGGAGTATGGACTGACAGAAATGCAGGCCGGCTTCGTATGGCATTACACTGAAGGAGCATGTGGACAAACTGAAGCAGCTCGTAAGGCAGGCTACGAATTCCCAGCACAAGCAGCGAGCAAGTTCTTGAACGGCAAGGATCATCCCAACATCATCAAGGCTATTAGAATTAAACAAGATGAGCTGGCCGAGAAGTATGCCATCACTCCACAGAAGACTGGCACATTACTCTGGAAGGTAGCCGAGACTGCCTTCAAGAACAATCAATACAATGCAGTGGTTTCTGCTATCAAAGAGCTCAACCAACTCGCTGGCTTATCCATCAATAGATCACAGAATCTAAACATAAACGCTAACGTATCTGGCATGAATAAGGATGACATCCAGGAGAGATTAGCCAAGCTATTAGGCGCTGACATTGACGACTACAATATCAAGGACAAGTAACTAATCTAACTAAGTAATAAGGTGCTCGGCCGCTCGGCCTGCAAAAATACAGGAAAATTCACCCCGGAATAATAAAGCACCGCAGATCAGTGACTTACGCCTAAATATACGTGCACATTTACAATAGTATTATGATACCATGTGAGCACAGGGGTCACAGATACATACATTGGAGTCCCTAGAGGGCCTTTTTTACTGGGGATCGGGCACCCATCGGACCCCCTACACCCCCGTGTGGCTCTGGCCGTTGGCAGTGGCAGTTATAACTAGGTTAGGTACAGAGAATCACTAAAAATACTCATAGTTAATCCTGCGTGCTATAGTTTGCACATGACAACATATCCATATAAAAACCCAGCCCTCCAAAAAATCTCCAGGCAAAATTTTTTATGAAAAAAAATATCAAGATTAATCTACCTTTAGAGGTTTGGTACTCCAAGAATAAAAAATTTATTTTAAATTTGAACAACTACCGAAATGCCTATTTTCGCATTTTGTCTATGGCCAAGAAATCCTACACCGATTCCCTAATGCCAGAGCTGACAGATCTGCCACATTTTACCGAGCCGGTTTCCCTCACATATACTTATTTCGCCAAGACCAAGAGGCGCATAGATATTAGCAACCCTTGTTCGATCATAGATAAATTTGCGTGTGATGCCCTGGTGAAGTCCGGGATCTTAAAAGATGACAGCTACGAGCATGTAAACCAGGTCATCTATAAATTTGGTGGTTTCGACAAAGAGAACCCCAGATGTGAATTGACGGTATCTCTGGAATAACCTAGTTTACTAACCCACACCTTCGCTGATACAATCGTTGAATGGCTATTGCACAAGAAAAGGGTATATCCGGACTAGAAGATAGATCTCGACTCGATAAGATCCGTGACTTTATGGCCGAAGTTGCCCAATCAAAGACACGTGCGTCTGAAGCAAAGCAAGAAGCTATGCAGTCCATACAGCCTACAGCAGCCCAGACTGCTTATATTGGCTCAATCTTCGCCCCCGGTGCAGGCACCATAGATGCGGCAGGTAACTTCCCGGCTTTCCCAGGCATTGATGTAGCCCTACAAGATGCCTTTTCTGGCGAACCCATGCCTTCAATGGCCGAGAATATTAAAGCAGGAGGCATAGATCGGTATCTTATGGCTCCATTACAAGGATTAGGAGTAGCAGGTGACGCTGCATACGGCATACCAGTCGCAGGTCCAGGGATTGCAGCTTCCCTAAAATTGCCAGCCGCTCTTGCAACAGTCGCAGGAGGAATAGCGAAAGCTAGTAAAGCTAAGAAAATTACAAAACTAAAGACAGATGAAACTAAACAGCTATTCTCTGGCATTGAAAGCACGCAAAGAAAATCTCTAGATGAATATAATAACCCTATTTTAGATTTGGTTAACAAACGACCAGAGCTGAAAAAATTGTCGCAAGAAGCCATACCCTCCAAGGATGGCATTGTGAGCCTTTTTAGGGTGTATAACATTGGAGAAGGTAACAAGCTTTTACCAGAAGCTGGTGTAGCGTCATTATCAACTGATATAACACCGGTTATGAAGATAGGAAGCAACATGGAATATAAAAGTTCTGGCGGATTTAGTCCCATGAGTCTGGGAAAAGAACAACCATTACAAGAGCTTATAAGGCCAGCGCAGATTGTTAGATATGATGTACCTGTTGATAGGATCCAAGCCCACATACCTTCGTTAATTGACAGCCTGCCATCTAATGTAAAAAAAGCACAAAAAAATGAAAGCTATATATTAACCGGGCAAAAAGAAAAAGAAGTTCTTGCAGATCTTAGCGGAATAGAACCAGCAGCAGTTTTTGATATGCCATACCAATCACCTACAACTTATTTTAAAGGTGACAGGACTATAGGCAGAGGCGAGGAACTACCAAACTTGGGTGTGTTTGAGTTGTTTGAACAAGGGAAAACACCTAAAGGTATTATGAAAGATATTATGAAATCTGGAAGCCCGGATAAAAGAAAATTTGCTAGAAAAAATGATTATAAAAAATACTCTACTTATTTAGACGAAGTAAAGGC